TAGATGACGGGATTCTGCAATGGGTAAAAGGAAAGACGGTCTCACTGCTAAGCAAAGACACTTCGCACTGGAGCTTGCAACTAACGACAGTGGTACTTTGACCTCTGCCTACGAAACTGCATACGAGTGCAGCAATATGAGTCGAGCTGCAATGCGTAACGAAGCGAGCAAGCTGATGGCCAACCCTGATATCGCCGCTATGGTTGAGTCGATAAGAAGTGAGAATGAGGCCAAAAAACTTCAATCTCTTCGCGCTCTCGAATTGAACGATAGAGAAAGAGTATTAAGTAAGTTGAGAGAATGGATAGATACAGCGGAACCAACAGACACCAATCGAATAGCAGCGGCTAGATTGTTAGGCCAGAGTATTTCGCTTTTCAAAGAACACACTATTACTGAAGAAGCCCGAAGCTCGGATGACATAGCTCGACAGTTGGAAGATCGGTTAGCAAACTTGTTAGAAGGTAGCGACAAAGAAGGTGTGACAGAAGACCACACACAAGAGAGTGTTCACTAACTAGTCAACACACGGACTACTGACAACTTGTTACACGGACGTATGACAAACTGTTAGACGCTCGGGCCTTTTTCCTTTTCGCTGGGATCTCTATCATCCGACCCGTCACCCCCCTAACGCGCATCGCCTACCCGTCTACTATATATAGAGAAACACTCAAATAATTACCTACTTTTTACATTTGTCCGACAATACATATCCTCTCTTCTCCCTTTTTTCTCTCTGAATCATGTCAGGAGTCCCATACCCCAAAAAAATTTTTCTAAAAAATCCGACTTTTTTGTTGACATCATTTGTCAACCCCTTCACCATGCTATAATCACCAAAGTTAACAGAGAACATCAATAGAAGGCTTTCGATTCTGATGTTCTCCTAGATTGCCCCTCTGGGTTACGGGGCAATCGTAATCATACGAATGAGTACGTCTTACCAGAGGACGTTCTATAGAAACTTTGACGGCTGATTCTATGCCTTTAGATCGCATTGATCCTGATCTTTTAAAAAAGATACCTAACCTCCCTATAGAAGAGCAGAAAGAAATTCTCTCTTTGATTGAGGAGTTAGAACAGGCTGAGAAGAAAGAAGTAGCAAAAGACTCGTTTCTAGGATTCACTAAGACTGTGTGGCCCGCTTTTATTGAAGGTAGGCACCACAAGATTATGGCTGAAGCCTTTGAGAAGGTTGCCAAAGGTGAATTGAAGCGTTTGATCGTGAATATGCCACCTAGGCATACAAAGTCCGAGTTTGCTTCCTATCTACTACCAGCTTGGTTCTTAGGTCAATATCCTGAGAAGAAGATCATACAGACGGCGCATACCGCAGAATTAAGTGTAGGTTTCGGTAGAAAGGTTAGAAACCTAGTCGATAGTGATGATTTCAAGAACATATTCTCTAAAGTTGCCTTACGGGCTGACTCCAAGGCCGCTGGTCGATGGAGTACCAATGAAGGTGGCGAGTACTTCGCTATCGGTGTTGGTGGTGCGGTAACAGGAAAGGGCGCTGATCTTCTGATCATCGACGACCCTCATAGTGAGCAGGAAGGTCAGAGCGCAGACCCATCAGTTTTTGATAAGGTCTATGAATGGTACACATCCGGCCCTAGGCAGCGTTTGCAGCCCGGAGGAGCCATCGTTATGGTGATGACTCGCTGGCACAAAAGGGATTTAACCGGGCAGATCATCAAATCGTCGGTTCAACGCGCTGGCACCGATGAATGGGAAGTTATTGAGTTCCCCGCTATTATGCCTTCAGGCAAGTCGTTATGGCCTGAGTTCTGGTCAATAGAGGAATTAACCTCATTAAGGAACGAACTGCCTTCTGCTAAATGGAACGCGCAGTATCAACAAAATCCAACATCCGAAGAGGGTGCGCTGGTTAAACGGGAATGGTGGAAAGAATGGGAAGACGATACACCCCCTCAATGTGAGTTTATTATACAGTCTTGGGATACGGCTTTCTTAAAGACCCAACGTGCAGACTACTCAGCCTGTACCACTTGGGGAGTCTTTTACAAGCCGGATGACGAAGGACTGCAACAACCGAATATAATACTGATGGATGCTTATAAGGAACGCCTTGAGTTTCCAGAGTTGAAGAAGACTGCATTTGAGTTCTATAAACATTGGGAACCGGATGCATTTGTGGTGGAGGCTAAAGCAGCCGGAACACCATTGATCTTTGAGTTGCGAGCTATGGGCATTCCTGTCGCTGAGTATACCCCCTCCAGAGGGAATGATAAGATAGCTCGTGTTAACGCCGTGGCGGATCTCTTTGCAAGTGGTATTGTCTGGGCGCCCCAAACCAGATTTGCTGAAGAGGTTATCGAGGAATTCGCTGCTTTCCCGGCAGGGGAGCATGATGACTTGGTAGACTCTTCTACTCAAGCTTTGCTTAGATTCCGTCAGGGCGGTTTTTTAAGATTAACGTCCGACGAAGACGAAGAACCCTTTTACAATAGAAAAGCGAATTATTACTAGGAGAACTTGATGCCAAGCTATTACGACAGCAAAAGCTCGAAGCCTAAGTCAGGCAAAGTAAAGAAATACAAGGAAGGTAGCAGCGTTTCCACTAAAGGAGATGACAGCATCACCCCCGGACATTCTGCTAGAGCGGCAATCAGAAGAAAGAAGATGTCTGCAAAGAAGAAGAAAATGGCTGCTGGCGGGCAAGTGCCTAAAACAATCGCCAGAGGCAGTGGTGCGGCTAGAACGCAGTATTTTAGGAAAAACGGCTAAGTGGCAGTAGATCGCCCGTTACAGACTCCTGATATGCAAAACCCGCTTGCGGGTGGTCAGGAGGCTATTGAGGTTGAAATTGTCAACCCTGAGTCGGTTTCGATTGAAACGCCCGATGGTGGCGTATTGCTGGATTTTGATCCAGAAGGCCCGATGGGCCGAATTCCGCATGATGCTAATTTAGCGGAGTACATTGAAGATACAGATCTTTTTTCAATTTCTCAGGATTTGATCGGTTCTTATAAGGCTGACAAAGAAAGCCGTTCAGACTGGGAAAGAGCATATATTGAAGGTTTGGATTTGTTGGGTCTCAAACATGAAGACCGGACAACTCCTTGGGACGGAGCGTGTGGCGTATTTCACCCCTTGCTAACAGAATCCGTTATACGTTTCCAATCCCAAGCTATTCAGGAAATCTTCCCCGCTGGCGGCCCAGTTAAGACAAGCATTGTCGGGGTAGTAGATACCGAGAAAGAAAAACAGGCACATCGTGTTCAGGACTACTTGAACTACCTGTTAACTGAGAAAATGACCGAGTACAGGTCGGAAACAGAAAAGATGCTTTTCTCTCTACCCTTGGCGGGTAGTGCTTTTAGGAAGGTTTACTATGACCCTAATATGGCAAGACCTTGTAGTATGTTTGTTCCGGCAGAAGACTTTGTGGTTAGCTATGGAGCGTCAGACCTAGAGACTTGTGAACGCGCAACTCATGTAATGAAGCGCAGCTCTAACGATGTTCGTAAACTGCAAGTATCCGGTTTCTATGTTGATGTTGATTTGCCATCACCCACGCCAGATGTGGATGAGATTGAAAGAAAATATAATGAGTTAACGGGAGACTCCGCTAACTATGATCTTGACTCAAGGCACACTATTCTTGAGGTTCAGGTCAATCTAGACCTTCCCGGCTTTGAAGACACTGACAAGGGAGAAGAGACAGGCATACAGTTACCGTATGTAGTAAGTATTGACCTATCTTCACGAACGATTTTATCGATTAGACGTAACTGGTACGAGGATGATCCTACTAAGTTAAAGCGTGAACACTTCGTTCATTACCAGTATATGCCCGGATTAGGGTTTTACGGCTTTGGATTGATCCATATGATCGGTGGATTGGCTAAATCAGCCACTTCACTACTTAGGCAATTGGTTGATGCGGGTACATTATCGAACTTACCCGGAGGATTGAAGTCCAGAGGGCTTAGAATCAAGGGTGATGACACGCCAATCATGCCCGGAGAGTTCCGAGATGTAGACGTTCCCGGTGGAGCGATCAAAGATAACATCAGTTTCTTACCGTACAAGGAGCCAAGCTCCGTTTTGTACCAGTTGTTAGGCGATATCGTCGAGGAAGGACGCAGATTTGCCTCTGCTGCTGACGTAAAAGCAGCGGATATGAACGCTGAAGCCCCGGTTGGGACGACTTTAGCGATACTAGAACGCTCTATGAAGGTGATGAGTGCGGTTCAGGCCCGCTTACACGCCTCTATGAGGTCAGAATTAAAGCTATTATCCAATATTGTGCGGGATTTCGGCCCTTCATCCTATCCCTACCTCCCCGATGAGGAGCCGATTACCCGTCAAGACTTCGATGATCGCGTAGATATCATCCCAGTTAGCGATCCTAACGCCGGAACGATGGCACAACGCATTATGCAGTACCAAGCAGCACTACAATTGGCCCAGCAAGCGCCAGAAATGTACGATTTGCCGCTTTTACACCGCCAAATGCTGGAAATTCTCAATATTCAGGACGCAGACAAGATTGTACCGCTTGAAGATGAGATAAAACCGACTGATCCGGTTAGTGAGAACATGAATATCATCAATGGAGAGCCGGTTAAGGCGTTCATCTACCAAGATCACGAAGCGCATATACAAACACACATGGCAATGGCCCAAGATCCGCAGATCCAAGAGATTATGGGTAAAAGTCCTAACGCTCAGAAGGTCATGGCGCAAATGGCGGCTCATATACAGGAACATTTGGCATTTAAGTACCGCCAAGAGGTTGAAAAGCAGCTTGGAGTGGAACTTCCACCCCCTGACCAGCCTTTACCAGAGGATATTGAGTACAGAATCTCCAGATTAGTGGCTCCGGCGGCAGAACAAGTGCTTCAGCAGGGCCAGCAGCAGCAACAACAGAAACAAGCGCAAGAACAGGCGCAAGACCCTGTTATCCAGATGCAGCAGCAAGAGCTTCAGATTAAACAACAGCAAGTTCAGACTAAAGCCCAGACAGAAATGGCTAAAATACAGATTGATATGCAGAAAACCGCTGATAAGTCTTCTATTGAGAGGGAGAGAATGGATCAGCAAGAGCGTATTGAGATGGCTAAGATCGACGCGAAGAGAGAAGCAGATATATCCAAAGAAGAGATGGAGCGTGATCGGTTGGAGTCTGATGAAGAAATACAGGAAGCCAAGCTGGGTCTTGAGCTAGCTAAAGAGGTTATGGAGAACGAAAGACAGGCAGAAGAAGTCTCCTCAAAAGAAACAATAGAAGGATTTAAGGCTGGCGTTCAGACGGCACGAGATTTAAGAAATGAGTGATCTGGTATCAGATAACTTGTTTGAAGCCGTCAGAAAGGGTATAAGGGCGCAGATGAATGAGATGAGCGACCACATCAGTGGAGGTGGTTGTTCTGATTTTAGTGAATACTCTAAGTGTTGCGGGATCATACAAGGTCTGGCAATAGCTGAGAGAGAACTTCTCGACCTAAAAGAAAGGTACGAGAAAGCATAATTCTCCGCATAAGCGGTGCAACGCGACTCTGGACGCGAATTTCCAGTGCAAAAGGTGTAACTAATGGCTGAAACATTAGCAATCGAAGAAGAAAGTCTAAGGCAGGAAGCTGAAGACGTTCGAAACGCCAATCAATTACCTGACCCGAAAGGGTATAAAGTGTTAATTGCTTTGCCAGAACCAGAAGAAAAGACGGATGGAGGAATCCTGAAGGCTGTTCAAACGCTGCAACAAGAAGAAGTGGGATCAATCGTAGGCTTTGTTCTAAAGTTAGGGCCAGATGCTTACAGCGATTCACAGCGTTTCCCTTCTGGCCCCTACTGTAAAGAAGGGGATTGGATATTAATGCGTTCTTATTCAGGCACCAGATTCAAGGTGCATGATCGAGAATTTCGTTTAATCAATGACGATAGCATTGAAGCTGTTGTTGAAGATCCAAGAGGCATTGTTAAGGTATGAGTGAGCTGCAACAGGAACTGGAGACTGAATCTCCTGCAAGTGCTGAAGAGAAATTCTTTGGCGTTAAAACAACTATTGGTAAGAAAGGCGAGGTTAGCCAGCAAGAATCGGACTCAGAAGTCTCAGACGTTGAGTACGAGATTGTTGACGACAGACCGCCGGAAGATCGAAGGCCGCCAAAGTCATCATCACAATCTGAGGATGAAGATGATGAGTTAAGTGGCTATAGCGAGAAAGTCAAGAAGCGAATCAACAAACTGCGTTACGAGCAAAACG